GAATTGCAGCGAGGGGTGGGGGCGGGTCGAAAGTCTGGGGCTTCTGGCCACCGACACCGCATAGTCCCTCATCCGCAGAATTTTTCCCCCGTGGAGGGTTTTGTTAAATGGCTTTAACAGGCAAGAAGCGAGCGTTCGCCGATGCCGTTTTGGCCGGCCTCTCGAATAAAGACGCGGCAATCGCCGCCGGATACAGCCCGGCGACGGCGGCGCAGGCCGGATCGCGCCTTGTTAAAGATCCGGACATCGCGCAGTACCTCGCCGAACAGAAAAAGGCGGGCCGGAAGAAGGCTGTGGATAAGTCGGCGGCGGCTACGCCGGCCGTGCCGCCCCGGCCCCCCTTCGATCTGGCCGCCCTGGTGAATTTTTCTGACCCGAAGGCGTTCCTCAAGGCCGTGATGAACGAGCCGAAGGTCGACCTCAAGCAGCGCGTCGAGGCGGCGAAGGCCCTGATGCCGTTCGAGCACCAGAAGAAGGGCGAGGGTGGGAAGAAAGACGCGCAGGCCGACGCGGCGAAACAGGCCGCTAACAAATTCGCAACACCGAGGGCGCCCGGGCTCAAGCGGGTGAAGTAAGGAGCAGTCATGGAATGGTCGACAGCCTGTCCCGATTGGAAGGACAGACTGAAGTCGAGCCGTTCCATCATCCCGGCGCCGCTCTTTCCCGATCAGGCAGAGGAGGCTGTTGCGATCTTCCAGCAGCTGAAGATCGCGGACGCGCCCGGCAGCCCGACGTTCGGGGAGGCGTGCGACCAGTGGGTGTTCGACCTGGTGGCCTCGATCTTCGGTGCGTACGACGCGCGCGAGGGCTCGCCCACCGAAGGCCGCCGGCTGATCACGGAGTGGTTCATCCTGATCCCGAAGAAGAACTCGAAGTCGACCATCGCAGCCGGCATCATGATGACCGCCCTGATCCTGAACTGGCGGATGTCTGGCGAGTTCACGATCCTGGCGCCGACGCTCGAGGTCGCGGCGAACAGCTTCGCGCCGAGCCGGGACATGGTGAGGCACGACGAGGACCTGGACGCGCTGATGCAGGTCCAGACCCACATCAAGACGATCACGCATCGCAACACGTCCGCGACGCTGAAGGTGATCGCGGCCGACGCCAACACGGCGGCCGGCAAGAAGTCGGTGGGCACGCTGGTCGACGAGATCTGGCTGTTCGGCAAGCAGCCGAATGCCGAGAACATGCTGCGGGAGGCCATCGGCGGCCTTGCGTCGCGGCCGGAGGGCTTCGTCATCTACCTGACGACGCAGTCCGACGAGCCGCCGGCTGGCGTGTTCCGCCAGAAGCTGCAGTACGCGCGAGACGTGCGCGACGGGAAAATCGTCGACCCGCGCTTCGTGCCGGTGCTGTACGAGTTCCCGGACGAGATGATCCAGGCCGGCGAGCACCTGAAGCCGGAGAATTTCGGCATCGTGAACCCGAACCTCGGCTACTCGGTCGACGCCGAGTTCCTGGAGCGCGAGCTGCGCAAGGCCCAGGCGGGCGGCGAAGAGTCGTTGCGCGGCTTCCTGTCGAAGCATCTGAACGTCGAGATTGGGCTGAACCTGAGGTCCGACCGCTGGGCCGGCGCCGATTTCTGGGAGCGGCAGGCGATCCCGGCCTTCAGCCTGTCGGACCTGATCGCCAAGTCGGAAGTGGTCGACGTCGGCATCGACGGCGGCGGCCTGGATGACCTGCTGGGCTTGGCCGCCATCGGCCGCTGCGCAACGACGCGCCGCTGGCTGACGTGGGCGCACGCATGGGCACACCCCTCGGTGTTAGAGCGCCGCAAGCAGGAAGCGTCGCGGTTCCGCGACTTCGCAGCCGACGGAGACCTGACGCTCGTCGAGCGGATTGGCGAGGACGTTGAGGAAGTGGCGGCATACGTCGCCGAGATCGAGGCGTCCGGCAAGCTGGACAAGATCGGCGTCGACCCGAGCGGACTGGGCGGCATTCTCGACGCGCTGCTGGAGGCTGCCATCCCGGAGGAAAAAATCGTCGGCATCTCGCAGGGCTGGAAGATGACGGGGTCGATCAAGACGGCCGAGCGCAAGCTCGCCGAGGGCGTACTCGTGCACGCAGGGCGGCCGCTGATGGCGTGGTGCGTCGGTAACGCCAAGATCGAGCCGCGGGGGAACGCGGTGTTGATCACAAAGCAGGCATCGGGATCGGCCAAGATCGACCCGCTGATGGCCGTGCTGAACGCCGTTTCGCTCATGTCGCTCAATCCCGAGAGCGGCGCAATCGACCAAGGTTTCGTATCCCTTTAATGATGAACCTAATCAAGAAATTCGCCGTCGCGCTCGGCTTCGGCGCACCGCGCCCGCAGGACGCAGCGACCGTCGTGCGGTCGAGTGACCCGCAGGTGGTGGCCGTCCTCGGTGGCGCGCCGTCGGCGTCAGGGTTCCCGGTGACGCCGGACACCGCAATGCGAGTGTCCGCGGTGTACGCCTCGGTGCGGCTGCTGGCCGGTGCGCTGGCGTCGATTCCGATCGGCGTGATCCGCGAAACCGACAGCGGGCGCGCAGCGATACGGCCGGATCTTTGGTGGCTGCTGAACGAGCAGCCCATCGAGAGCTGGACCGCCGCCTCCATGTGGGAGTGGGTGATTCAGTCGATTTGCCTGCGCGGCGACGGGTTCGTCGAGATCGTGCGCAGCGGCGCAGACGTCCGCGCCCTGCGTCCGCACCATCCCGATCTGGTTTCGGTGGTCAGGACCGGCGACTCGCTCGTCTATTCCGTGACGGACGAAAACTCGTCGACGCGGCCTGTGCATCAGGACGACATGCTCCACTTCCCGGGCTTTGGCTTCAACGGTACGCGCAGCATGTCCGTGATCCAGTGGGCCGCGTACCAGTCCATCGGCGTCGCGCTGGCGGCCGACACGTTCTCGGCGAGCTTCTATGCCAACGGCGCGGCGCCAAAGCACGTCATCAAGTCGCCGGGCCGGATGAACGACGACCAGGTCGAGCAGCTGCGCAACGAGTACAAGCGCAAATACGCGGGCGCCGGAAACGCCGGCGCGCCAATGGTGTTGACGCAGGGCTTGGAGTTGAAGGAAATGAGCATGACGGCCGACGACGCGCAGTTGTTGGAGTCGCGCAAGTTCCAGGTGATCGACATCGCTCGCGCCTTTGGTGTGCCGCCGCACATGATCGGCGCGCAGGAAACGACCAGTTCCTGGGGCTCGGGCGTCGAGCAGATGACGATTGGATTCCTGAAATTCTCGCTCCAGCCCTACATCACGAGAATCCGCCAGGAGCTGAACCGGAAGCTCTTCCGGCGCGCATCGCCGTTCGTCGAGCACAAGATGGAAGCGCTGCTCGCTGGCGACTCGAAGGCCGAGGGCGAGTACAACCGTCAGGCGGTCGGGGGATCGCAGGGCCCGGGATGGATGACCATCAACGAGATCCGAAAATCGAAGAATTTGCCGCCGATTGAAGGCGGAGACAAGCTTTTCAGCCCGAACAATGGGCAAAACACCGCAGGCAAAGGGAAAAACGATGAAGCAGCTGGTGCAACTGATCCGCAACAACGCGCGGCGTGAGCCGGCGCGCATCTCGGCCGAGGACACGCCGGACACGCTGTTCCTGTACGACGTGATCGACCCGTACTGGGGCGTGAGTGCGAGCGACTTCAACAAGGCGTTGGCCGGTATGGTCGGGTCGAAGGTGACGCTGCGCGTGAACTCACCCGGCGGCGACGTGTTTGACGGTCGGGCCATGGCGGCGGCGATCGCGCAACACGGCGACGTGCACGCGGTTATTGAGGGCGTGGCAGCCAGCGCGGCGACGTATGTCACTGCGGCCTGCGCATCGGTCACGATCGCCAAAGGTGCGCTGTACATGATCCACAACGCGTGGACCATGGCCTATGGGAATAAGGCAGATCTGCTGCAGACGGCGGACCTGCTCGACAAGATCGACGGCACGATCCTCGACGATTACGAGCGAAGGACTGGCCAGACGCGCGATCAGCTTACGGCATGGATGGCCGCAGAGACCTGGTTCACGGCCGATCAAGCGGTCGAGTACGGGTTTGCCGACTCGGTCGCGGAGACGGCGCAGGCGAAAGCGACGTGGGACCTGTCGGCGTACAAGAACGCGCCGAAGATCGCGCCGCCTGATGACACCAAGCAGTGGGAAGCCCTACGACAGCGCAACCTGAATCGGCTGCGCTTGCACGAACTCGGATAGCGCGCTCGCGCAACCCAGAACCGGCCGCCTTGTGCGGCTTTTTTTACGTCTGTGACAAAGGAAACCGGATGAAATCCATTCAAGCATTGCGCGAGCAGCGTCAGCAACTCGCCCGCGAAGCACGCAACCAACTCGAGCAGAAGGGCGACCGCGTCTGGTCGAAGGAAGACCAGACTCAGTTCGACGTTCGCGCCGAACAAATCGAAGCCATCGAAGCCGAGATCACTGCCATCGAACGCGTGATGGCATTGGAAGTCGAGAGGGGCAACAACGACGTCGAGCAGTTCCGTCGCAACCCGGCGAACAAAGACGAGGCGAAAGGCCGCGCCTTGTTCGCCAAACTGCTGCGCGAGGGCCCCACGGCGTTGACCCGTGAAGAACTCATGCAGGTCCGGAACACCATGGGTACCGGCACGCCGTCCCAAGGCGGCTACACCGTCCAGAGCGAGGTGGCCAACGAACTCATCGACGCGATCGCGACCTACGCCGGCATGCGTAACGTCGCCGGTCGCCTGGTCACCGCCAACGGCGCGCCTCTGGCATACCCGACGAGCGATGGCACCGGTGAAGAAGGCGAGATCGTCGCCGAGAACCAGCAGGCCGCAGCTGCGGACCCGTCCTTCGGCACGGTGAGCCTGAACACCTTCAAGTTCGGCTCGAAGTCCATCGCGATCCCGCTCGAGCTGGTTCAGGACACGACCATCGACATCATTGCGATGATCAACAAGCGCGTGCGCGACCGCATCGGCCGGATCCAGAACCGCAAGTTCACCGTAGGCACCGGTTCGAGCGAGCCGTTCGGCATCACCGCAGCTGCGGCCGTGGGCAGGGTTGGCGCCACGGGCCAGACGACCACCGTCATCTATGACGACCTGGTTGAACTGGTGGAATCGATCGACGAAGGCTACCAGAACCGCAAATGGATGTTCTCCCAGGCTTTTCGCAAGGTCGTCCGCAAGCTCAAGGACAGCCAGAACCGTCCGATCTGGGCCCCGTCTTACGAGGCAGGTATCTCGGCCGGTTTGGCAGATGAGCTGCTGGGGTACCCGGCGCAGATCAACAACCACATGCCGGCGCCCGCCGCAAACGCCAAGTCCGCCGCCTTCGGCAAGCTGGACGAGTACATGATCCGCGACGCAATGGAAATTACCCTGTTCCGCTTCGAGGACTCGGCCTACCTGAGCAAAGGTCAGATCGGCTTTCTGGCCTGGGCACGTGCCGGCGGCAATCTGCTCGACACGGGCGCTGTGAAGACCTACCAGAACTCGGCGACCTGATCGTAGCGGGCGGCCGGCGCTTTGCCGGCCTTTATTCTTAATCCCCTGGAGAAACACATGGCAGAAGCCAAAAAAGTGAAAGTGCGGGTGCTGGCGGATTGCCAGTACGGCAAGGTCAACATGGTGGTCGAGATCGACGCGAGCGCTGTGAAAGGGCTCGCCGGCACGGTTGACGCGGATCCGGACGCGGTCGCTTACGCCGAAACGCTCCCGCAGCCCAAGCCCGAAACCGACGATTGATCCCAGGTTGCCCGGCGCCCCGCCATCAGCGGCGGGCTGGATTCCCTGAACGATATTTGAAAGGCAGCCGATGGCCGCATTCCAGAAAGTCAACGCGTTCGTCGAGGCGCTCGCGAAGAAGAAGCACAACCTGGCGACCGACCAGCTGGTGATCCTGCTGACGAACACGGCCCCGACGGCGGCCGGCTCGGCTGTCACCGCCGATATCGCCCAGATCAGCTACACGAACTGCTCGTCGCGCAACGTGACCACGACGTCGTCAGCCCAGACCGGCGGCGTATTCAAGCAGGTTCTGGCCGACCTGACGCTGACGGCTGCGGGTGGTACGGTCGGACCGTTCCGCTATGCCGTGCTGGCGAACTCCACGGCCACGAATGGCGACCTGGTCGGCTTCTATGACTACGGGTCGTCGATCACGCTGAACGACGGCGAGAGCATCCTGATCGACCTCGATCAGGCGGCAGGCGCTTTTACCCTGACCTAATCATGACCCCTGAACAGCAAGCAATCCTGCGCGCCGAGCTGGCAAATGACCCGGCAGGCCGTGGCTACGGTGCGCATCTTCCGGGCGATCCGGCGCGCGCCCTCGAGTTGCTCACGGCGCAGGTCACGACGATGACGGGGCCGTTGCGCTCGACGACCGCGAAAGCGTGGGCCGCAGCTGGTCCCTATGCCCGCATCGTGGACGCCAGCAACGACGCGAACAGCCCTTGCCGCGCGTCGTGCCTGGTGATCCGCGACTCTTTTGCCTGCGGCGATTTGATTCACGTCGAGGATCCGCGTCTGCAGGGCATGTTGGCCAGCTGGGTCGCCGAAGGTATCGCTACCGACGCAGAGGTCGCGAACTTGTACGAACTGGCGCAAGTACCTGCGAGCCGCGCCGACATCTTGGGCCTGCGAGCCCCGACCTCGCGCGAAATCATCGAAGCATGGAGTAATGCATAATGGCCGGTTCGTTTAAATGGCTAGAGGGTAGCGCGCAGACAATCGGCACGACGTCGGCGACGCTCACGTTCGGATCCGCCGTCCTCGTCGGCCAACTCGATTTACGCGCCGTGACGGCTGGCCCGCTGGCGGACAACTTCGCTGCGCTTTTCACGCTGTCATCCGCGTGGGCGACCGTGACCGGCATCGCGGCGAATACTGTCGTCGCTGAGTTGTACCTCGTCCCGTCGATCGACGGCGGCACGACATTTCCTGACGTGGACACCACAGCCGGGGCGTCGGCAATCGCGTACCCGCACTTAGCCGGCTCGTTCGTGGCGGCTAAGACGCCGATTGTCAACGCGACGATGAATTTCGCGACAGCGCCGGTCGACCTGTTCCCCGCCGTGTATAACATCTACATTCTCAATCGATCCGGGCAATCGTTGAATTCCGGCGCGGTGCTTAAAGTGCAGGGCACGGCGGCCCAGTACACGTAATGGGCGCCGTCATAACACGCCGCGTTCGCACCTCGCAGCCGTCAGGTTGTGTTATCGCGGCATCGGAGTGGCGCGCGCTCGGGTTGCAGAATCTGACAATGTTCGGCGCCGCCGATATCGACGCGGCGAATCCGGCAGGCTTCACGCGCAGCGGCACAGGGCACGTCCTAAAGGCAAACGGACTTGGTGTCGGCGTGTCGCAGAACGGCGGCAACAACACATGGACGGTGGGTGCCAAGGGCAAGACCATCGGCGTCGGAAACCAGTTCGCCGTCGTCGTCGCGTTCCAGTTGAACGCGACCGGACAGACTCAAAAATACCTTGTCATCGACGGCGCTAGTGCTGACCAGTCGGCCATAATTTACGGATACGTCGCCAACACCGTCGAATTTTTCGCGCAAGGATACACTGGCTCGGACCCGCGTACCGGCAGCGGCATCGTTGTCAATGACACGCTGCCGCACGTCATCATCTATACGTACGACGGTACGAATTGGCGCGGATACCTTGATGGCATTGAAAAGTTTTCGGTGGCACGCACGTTCTCCCTCTTTGGGTCTACCGGCACTGCGTCGGGATTCATCGGCGGGGCGACGGCGACTACTGGCGTTGTAAACGCTACGTTCAATTTGCATGCCCGTTTCAGTGGAGGGTTACCAAGGACGGCTGCGCTGCGGATTTCGGCGAACCCGTGGCAACTGTTCAAGCCTGCGCCGCGTCGGCTGTGGCTAGCGCGCGCAGCGGCCAACGCTTACGTCTTACAGGCAGCGGCAGCCTCGTTTGTTTTGTCCACATCGCAGGCCGCGCTGACAGCATCGCGACGGCTCGTCGCTACTGTGGGCACGCTGACATTAGGCGGGATGCCGGCGAGCCTCATCGCGGCGCGACGCCTGCCTGCCGATGCCGCGTCGTTCGCGATGACTGGAGTCTCGGCGCCGATCCTCGCGGTCCGCAAGCTGACCGCGAACGTCAGCACATTCGGGGTGACCGGCACGCCCGCGCCGATGATCGCGACGCGTCGGCTGGCGGCGCAGCCTGGAGTATTCGCGCTGTCACCTGGCACCATCCAGATGGTTTATACGCCCGCGCCCGGACCGGGCGGGCCCACGTACACACTGGCGGCGAATCCTGGGGCGTTCGACCTGACCGCCGGCGCCGCTGGGCTATTGGCGCGCCGCCGGCTGCTGGCCATGGTCGGCGCGTTCGGCTGGGAGGGCAGCGCAGGTGCGCTACTGGTTGCGCGGCGTCTTCCGGCGGATGCTGGAGCGTTCGCCGTGGCTGGCGCGGTCGCGGCGTTGCGCGTTGCACGACGCCTTCCGGCGCAGACGGGAGCGTTCATCCTGGCCGGCGCCGACGTGCAGCTGCGGTACAGCGCGCAGGTCGTCTACGCGCGGGCGCCGGCCGGCGCCGGCTACGCGCCGAAGCAACATTACAACGAAGGACGGCCAGCCGCGACCAGTGGGCCGAGGCCGGTAGCAACGCAAAGGAATTTCCGATGACATCACGAATGATCGTGCCGCCGACGGCGCTAGCGGTGTCGATGGATGCCGCGCGCCGCGCCGCCCGGGTCGACGTCGACGCCGACGGCACCTCTGCCCTGGACGCGGACATCGCGCAAGCCGTGCGCACGTACACGCGCGAGGCCGAGCACCTCGCGGGCCGCGCTTTCGTGACGCAGACCTGGCGGGTCACGCTCGATGCCTTCCCGGACGCGATCCGGCTTCCCAGGCCGCCGCTCGCCAGCGTCGTGCACGTCAAGTTCTACGACGCCGCCGGCGTGCAGCAGCCGCTGGATCCGCAAGACTACATGCTCGACACGGAGAGCGAGCCGAGCTACGTCGTCCCGGCTCCGGGCCGCGCCTGGCCGGCGACGGCCGCGCGGATCAACTCCGTCGAGGTGCAGTACACGTGCGGGTATGGCCCCGACGACACGGCTGTGCCGGACGAGGCAAAGGGGTACATCCTGGCGTGTGTGCAGCAGCAGTTCGCGCCGCAGGCGAACGCCAAATCCGAAAATTTCGAACGGCTGCTCGACGGCCTGAAAGTCTACGCATGAACCATCGCATCACACTGCTGCGGGGCGAGCCGGGCGAGGACGCCGTCGGCCAGCCGGTCGTCGATTGGGTCGAAGTTGCCACCGTATGGGCGGACGTGCGCTTCCAGACCGGCGCCGAGGTGCTCCGCGCCGGCGCGGACGTAGCCGTGAAGCGTGCGTCGATCAGGATCCGCACGCGCAAGGACGTCGACGCCGCCTGGCGTGTGCGCTACAGCGGCGAAGAATACGAGGTCAAGGGCCCGCCACTGCCGGATCGCGATCCGCAGTTCATGTTCCTGGTCTGCGAGCGCGCGCAATGAGCATGCTGTCCGTCGACATGGCGGGCCTGCACGGCATGCTCGAGGAAATGGGCGACGCGGCCGAGGCGGCGGCCCGGCCGGCCGCGCAGGCGGCCGCCCAGGTGCTCTACGACGAGGTGCGCCGGAACGTCGCGGCCATCCCGGCCAAGACCGGCAAGCTGGCCCAGAGCATCTATCAGGTGTACTCGCAGGCGAACAGCGGCGCGGGGCGCGCCACGTACCACGTCAGCTGGAACGTGCGCAAGGCGCCGCACGGTCACCTCGTCGAGTTCGGACACATCCAGCGGTACGTGACGTACATGGGCCGCGACGGCAACTTCTACACGGCCGTGCGGCCGGAGGCGCGCGGCAAGCGCAGGCCGGGCCGCGGCGCGTCGCCGGCCGTCAAGGACGCCTACTACGTGCCGTTGCCGGCGCCGCGGCAGGTGCCGGCGCGGTCGTTCGTGCGCCGGGCTGAAGTGAAATTCCCGCAGGCGGCGCAGGCCGCGGCGGACGTGTTGCAGAGGTTGATCCAATGACGCTCGAGGAAAAGCTGGTCGTGCTGCTGAAGGCGATTTGCCCGCGCACGTTCCCGGACTTCGCGCCGACGGACACCGCGCGGCCGTATGTCACGTGGCAGCAGATCGGCGGCGAGGTCGTCGAGTTCGTCGACAACGCTGCTCCGTCGAAGGAAAACGCACTCATCCAGGTGAACGTGTGGAGCGACCGCCGCGCGGAGGCGAAAGACCTGATCAAGCAGGTGGAGCTGTCCTTGATCGCGTCGACGCAGCTCCAGGCGAGGCCGACGGCCGCCGCCGCGTCGGACGCGGAGCCTGACATGGCGCGGTACTGCGCCCGCCAGGATTTCTCCATCTGGGCCGACCGATAGAAGTCGGCCAACGATAACCCGAGCCGCCCCGAGCAATCCTGGCGGCTTTTTCATTGCCCGAAAGGGCGCAACAGCCCGGTCACCGGGCTTTTTTTCTGAAAGGCCCTGTAAATGGCGTTCCAACTCCCGAACAACATCTCGTACGCGGTCGCATCCGCGTACGCCGCCTCGATCAACGTCAGCGCCGCGACCAACGCGACGGAATGCGTGTTGACCACGGCGGCCAACACCTACGCCGTCGGCGACTACCTCGAATTCACCAGCGGCTGGAGCAGGGCCACGGGCCGCGTGTTCCGCGCGAAAGCCCCCGCGTCCACGTCCGTGACGCTGGAAGGCTTCGACACCACGGACACGGTCCAGTTCCCGGTCGGCGCCGGCATCGGCTCGCTCCGCAAGATCACGTCGTGGCAGTCGATCGTGCAGGTCCTGAGCTGCGACGTCTCGGGCGGCGACGCGAAATACGCGTCGGTGCAGCTGATGGACAGCGACACCGAGATCAGCCTGCCGGACGGCTTCTCGGCCACGACGCTGAACATGTCCATCGTCGACGACGTGGCCCAGCCGCACAACGCCGTGTTGCGTGCCGCATCCAACTCGGCAAAGGTCGCCGCGCTGAAGTGCGTCCTGCAGAACGGCAACATCCTGCTGTACTCGGGCTACGTGTCGTTCAACGAAAACCCGACGCAGACGAAAGGGCAGGCGATGGCGGTCAAGGCCGGCTTCGCCCTGACCGGCAAGGTCGTCCGCTACGCGTCGTAATCCCGTGTTGCCAGCCGGCCCGCATGAGGCGGCGCCGGCCTTTCCGCCGCGGGGTCGCTGCTCGCGGTCTTTTTCCCTTCTCTGAAAGACAACAACCATGGCAAAGAAAATCATCCTGGGCAAGCGCCCGGCTTCGTTCAAACGCGTCGTCTCGTTCCCGATGCCGGGCGAGGACGCCGGCATCATCGAAGTGCAGTTCAAGTACCGCACCCGCACGGAGTTCGCGGCCTTCATGGACAACCTGCAGGCTGAGATCAAGGCCGCGGCCGACGCCGACGCCGCGCGCGTGCTCGCCGCGCTCGACGCGGGCGAGAAGGTCGCCGATCCGACGCAGGCCGAAATCACCGCGCGCCAGAACGAGTTCAACGTCCGCTTCCTGCTGGACGCCGTCGACGGCTGGAACCTCGACGTCACGTTCGACAAGGAATCGGCCCAGCAGCTGGTCGACGAGCTGCCGGCGGCCGTCAACGCGATCGTGAGCGATTACCGCGCCGCAATCACCGAGGGCCGCCTGGGAAACTGATCGAGATCGCCCGTGAGATGTTCACCGCGCCGCCGAGCAAGGAGGACATCGCGAAGATGGAATACCTCGGCCTGACGCCGGAGGATTACGCGGGCGACGATGTCGAGGTCTGGCCCGAGAACCAGCGCGCCTATGTTCTGTTTGCTGAAATCCGCACGCAGTGGCGCGTGGGCGCCATGGGTCCGACGGGCCTTGACTACAACACCCTGTTCCGCAAGATGGGCCGGATGCGCCTGGAGCCCGACGAGTACGACGAGCTCGAGGCGGATATCCGCACGATGGAATTCGCCGCGCTGGAGGCGATGATGACGAAGGATTGACATGACCGAAGAGCGCCGCGTACAGCTTGTTGCCGAATTGGACACGACCCGGACTCGAGCCGGTTTCAGCGAGATCGGCCAGCAGGCCAACACCATGGCGCAGCAGGTGGCCCAGGCCGGCGACCGTGCCGAGCGCGCCGTCGGCAACGTCGGTACCGGTGCCTCGACGGCGTCGCGCAACGTCGACACGGCACAGCGCAACATCATCGCCGCCATCCAGCGCACGACGACCGCCATGGAGGCCGGCGGGCGCCAGACGGCCGCGTACTACGAACTGTTGGCGCGCCAGCGCGGCGTCGATCCAAGCGTCCTGGCGCCGTACATCGCGCAGTTGCGCGCGGTGGAGCAGGCGCAGGCGCGTACGGGCGCGGCAGCCGGGGCGTCGGCCGCGCAGATCGCCGCGGCGATGCGCACCGTTCCGGCGCAGTTCACCGACATCGTGACCGCGTTGCAGGGCGGCCAGCGGCCGCTGACGGTTCTCCTGCAGCAGGGGGGGCAACTTCGAGACCAGTTTGGCAGCACGGGCACCGCCGCCCGCGCGCTGGGTGGGTACATCCTCGGCTTGGTGAACCCGTACACGGTCGCGGCCGGCGCCGTCGGCGTTCTGGCCCTCGCGTACAAGTCCGGTGCCGACGAGGCGGAAGCGTTCAAGCGCGCGCTCATCCTGAGCGGCAACGCGGCCGGTGCCACGTCCAGCCAGCTCGAGGACATGCGTCGCAACGTGGCCGCGATCTCGGGCTCGCGCGACGCCGCCAATGCGCTCGCGCAGCTCGTGCAGACGGCCCAGGTGCCGGCCGACAGCCTGCAGCAGTTCGCCATGCTGGCCGTTGACGCGCAGCGCGTTCTTGGCCGCAGCGTCGAGGAGACGGTCGGCGAGTTCGAAAAGCTGGGCAAGTCGCCGCTTCAGGCGCTGAACGCGATCGATGAAAAGTACCACTTCATCAGCGCGTCGACGTACGCGCAGGTGAAGGCCCTGCAAGATCAAGGCAAGGCGACCGAGGCCGCGAACGTGGCCCAGCAGGCGTATGCGGCCGGTGTGCAGGAGCAGAAGGACAAGGTGCTCGCCACGCTGAACAGCTGGGAGAAAGCCTGGATCGGCCTGAAGATGTACGCAGCGGATGCCGCGAACGCGGTAATCGACTTCGCCGGTGGCCGTGAAGCCAGCAACATGGAGAAGATCAACGCGCTTCTGAAGGAGCGCGCCACTCTCGAGGCGGACCAGAAGCGCGCGCAGGCTCGTGGTTGGCTCGGTGACGTTGCTGCGTACGAAGTAGGGTTAGAAGCCAATAAGCGTGCGATCAACGCGATCCGTGACCGCATGGACGCTGAGAAGGCGCGCGCAAAAGCGGAGGCGGATGCTCAGAAAGTCGACGACGCGCGCAAGCAGTGGATGAAGGACGGCGAGCAGTACCTGTCCCGTCAGGCCCAGCTGGAGCGTGACGTCACGAAGGCGCGCAACGAGGGTGCGGCCGGAAATCTGTCGTCGGAAGAAATCGAAAAGCGTGTCACCGATATCCGAAAATCGTACGCGGACATCTTCAACGCCGGCATCGATTCGAACATCGCGGCCATGAAGCGCCGCGATCAGGTCGCCGACGTGATCGAGCAGCGCGAGCTTGCCCGGATCGCCGCCGCGCGCGCCGCCGGCGGCATGACGGACGAGGAGGCTATCAACGCGACGGCAAGGGCCGAGCTGGCCGCGTTCGACCGGAAGCGTGCCCTGCTGGAAGCCGAGCTCGAGCTGACGAAGCGGAAGGCGAACAGCGTCAAGGAACAGGCCGATCTGGAAGGCCAGATCAGCGTGCTGGATGAGCAGCGCAAGAGCCGCGCGATCCAGCTCACGAACGACCTGTTCGCGGCGGAGCAGCACCGCTATCGCCAGGCCGTCAACAGCGCGGCCGACGTGATCGAGAAGGAGCAGGCCGAGCGGAAGAGCCAGGAGGATCAGACCCGTGCGCAGCTGGACTATAACGAACAGATCGGGCTGAGCCAGAAGCAGGTCGCGGCCCTCACCGCGTCGCGTCTGCTCGACATCGCGGCGCAGAAGGAAGCGAAGGCCGTGGTCGCCGAGGGCTGGGACCTGACCGGCGAACGGGCGGCAAGCATCCGCGCGGAGGCAGCGGCGATTCGCGAGCGCGCGGCTGCCGTGATCGACGGCGCCGAGAAGCAGCAGCGGTACGACAACTGGAAGCAGGCCGTCGACCAGTACGGCCAGGTGTTCCAGCAGGGCTTCGCCGACATGCTGAACAACGGCAATGCCGGCTGGCACTCGTTCACGAAGTCGCTGGTGACCACGTTCAAAACGTCGGTCGCCGACCAGATCTACAAGATGTTCGCGCGGCCGATCATCGTGCAGTTGGTCGGCAACTATATGGGCGTCAGCCAGGCATCGATTGCAGGGGAAATCGAAAGAGGGATGCCCGGCGCCGGATCCGGCAGCAATGACGCCATCAGTGCCGCGCAGGATGCGTCGGCCCTGTACAAAATCGGTCCGGGTTTCGGCGGCGTCATCAGCCAGACCGGCAATTTTTTTGGCTCTAGTGCTTTGTCGGCCTTCGGCTCGGGCTTCGGAATGACCGCGGAGCAAGCCGCTGAAGCGTCGGCAGCATACAACAGCGCTGGCATGGCTGGGACGGGAGCCGCCATTTCAGCTGGATCGACGGCTGCGTCGGCCGCAAGTCTGGCTGGTGCCTACGCAGCCGGGATTGCTATCGGTCGGTCGCTCGGCAACTCCATCTCCGGAAAGTACGGGGTGACCGATAACAACAGGGCGTTTGTCAACTGGAACACACTCCTGAGCCCATGGGCAATCGGAGGCGGTATTGTCGGCGGCCTGGTCAATCGCGCCTTCGGTATGGGCGGCAAGCAGATCACGAGTCAGGGAATTCGCGGCACCCTGACCGCCAACAGCTTGACTGGCGAAAACTACGCCGCGTGGCATCAGGATGGCGGATTGTTCCGATCCGACAGGAACGACACCGATACGAAGGCTCTGACCGATGACGTAGTGAAGCGGTTCATGGAGGGGTTGTCGTCGATCGAGTCGGCGTCGGCCGGCTTCGCGAAGTCCCTGGGCGTGTCGGCCGGCTGGATCTCGGATTACAGCAAGACGTTCGACATTGCGCAGACTGGCGATGCGACGAAGGATGCGCAAGCGATCGCGGATTTCTTCAAGGGGATCGGTGACGAGATCGCCAACAAGCTGGTGCCGAACCTGGCCGACTTCACGAAATCCGGAGAGACGGCGGCAGCCGCGCTGGAGCGCCTGGCGAACGACTTCAAGGGCACCGACAGGGTCGCGCAACTGCTTGGCACGTCGGCGGCATCGCTGTTCGGCGCCGCCGGCATGGCGTCGGCGGCCGCGCGCGAGCACCTGATCGACCTGGCCGGCGGCCTGTCCGCGCTGAATTCGGAGGCGTCGTTCTTCAACCAGAACTTCCTTACCGATGCGGAGCGAATCAAACCGGTGGCGCAGGCGCTGGACACGGCGCTGGCGAGCCTGGGCCTCGACACCATCCCGACGACGCGTGACGAGTTCAAGGCCCTGATCAACAGCCTGATCAACTCCGGCGCCGCGGCGACCGATGCCGGCGCCAAGCAGCTCAGTTCGCTGCTGGCGTTGGCGGAGGCATTCGCCCAGGTGCATCCGGCCGTCGATGCGGTGGCCGAGGCCGCGGCGGCGGCGGCAAAGCGGGCGGAGGAGGTCGCGGCGGCGTTGCAGGCCGTGAAAGATTCGGCGTCGACACTGCTGGGTGGCGTGGACAGCGCATTCTCGGCCCTGCAAAAGGTGGTGGCGCGCGAGAAGTCCGCCGTGCAGGCCAGCATCACGGCCCAGACGGCAGCCGTGACCAAGCTGCAAAGTCTGTCACAGGCGCTGCACAGCACGCTGGACAGCCTGAAGTCTCCTGACCAGAAGGCGGCCGAGCGCGCGAGCGCGCAGGCGCAGATCCGCGCGGCGCTGGCGATCGCGAAAGCGGGCGGCGCGCTGCCGACGGCGGACAGCCTCAAGCAGGCGCTCAGCGTGGTCACACAGGATGCCTCGGGCCAGTTCAGCAGCGTCTCGGACTACCTGCGCGACTTGTACCAGACGCAGAAGGATGTCGGGCAGCTGGCCGACATCACGGACAACTCGCTGTCGGTCGAACAGAAGTCGCTCGACGCTTTGCAGGCCCAGCTGACGCGGTTGGACGAGATGGTCGCGCAGGGCCAGGAGCAGATCGACGCGCTGAAGGGCCAGTCGGTGGCGACGCTGACCCTGGCGCAGGCGATGGGTGGCTTCAAGACCGCGATCGGAGGCGCGCAGGCGAATCCCATCGTGGGCGCGACGTCGGGCATCGCGGCGGCGTACCAGCAGCTGCTCGGCCGCGCGCCGGACCAGGCGGGGCTGGAGTACTGGCAGAACGCCATCGCTGGAGGCACGACGCTTGCCGCAATTCGTGACGCGATCATGAAAAGCGACGAGTACAAGCACCTGCATCCGTTCGCGATCGGAACGAATTCGGTGCCGGACGACATGCCGGCGTTCGTGCACAAGGGCGAGCGGATCATCCCGGCGGCGGACAACCGCGCGCTGATGGCGCGCCTGGCGAGCCCGCAGGGCAACACTGCGGCGTTGGTGGCCGAGGTGCAGGCACTGCGCGAAACCGTCGCAAGGCAGCAGGTTGCGCTCGACCGCATCGCCAACAACACAAGGGAGCACAAAGAGATGTTCGAAAACGCGACGGGCGGCGGCGGCCCGCTGCTGGTGGAGATGGCGTAATGGGGGCGTTACTGAGTGTGCTTGCACCGGTGACAGTCGACGACGCCGTCTTCGCTAGCAGCACGGTCGCGGAGGCGGATTATCCGCCGTGGAGCAACGCCACGAGCTACACGGTCGGGGACCACTGCATCAGCACCGTCACGCACCGCATCTACGAATGCATGACGGCGCATACCAACAAGGACCCGACCAACATCAGCAACCAGGCGGGCACGACGGTCTACTGGCTCGACGTCGGGCCGACCAATCGCTGGGCGATGTTCGACGGCGAGGTGAGCACGCAGACGGTCGTCGCCTCGCCGCTGACGGTCGTCATGCGGCCGGGCAGCTTCAACGGGCTGTACCTGGCCGGGCTCGACGCCAACGCGATCGACATCACGGTCAAGGACGCGCCCGGCGGCAACGTGGTGTATGCCTACTCGGGCCAGCTGGAGGGTTCGCAGCCGGCCGACTACGACGAGTATTTCTTCGACCGGTTCAAGCCGATGACGGACTTCCTGGCGAGCGACATAGAGCAGTACAACAGCGCGGAACTGACCCTCACGCTGTCGTCCGCGTCAGGCGGCACGGTCAAGTGCGGCGTGTTGGCCGTGGGCGACCTGCGCGCGCTGGGCCAGACGCAACGGGGCGCGAAGGCGAAGCCGAAGACGTACAGCTACATCAAGACGGACGACTTCGGGCGTACGTCGATCAAGCGCAGGAAAAGCGCGAAGGACATGACCGCCTCGGCGCTGCTGGACCTGTCGGAAGCGAACACGGTGACGGACCTGATCCAGAGCCTGCTCGACGTGCCGGCGGTCTGGATTGCGTCCGCCGGGCAGGAATATGGCGCGCTTCGGGTGTTTGGGCTTGGCAGCGGCGAGGTGTCGTTCGACAGCGCGAATTACTGCCAACTTTCTCTTTCTGTACAAGGACTCATCTAATGGCATTACTTACTCCACCGCCGGCGGCGCCGCAGCGGGGCGACCGGACGACGTTTGCAAACCGGGTAGACGCGTTCATCACATGGCTTATCAACTTCGTGAGCGAACTGGTCGCACTCGTCTCCAGCCTGAACTCGATTGCAGCTGGCGGGGTATATGCGATTCCGTACACGTTTGGGGTCGACTATGGCAGTACACCGGGTCTTACCTCCGGCATGGCTCAGGGCGGAATCCTAGCCATGGAGTCGAGCAAGGCAAGCCAAAGCGCTACGGCATATATATTTTTGGACATCAAGTCTATAGACGGGCGGTCCGTGGTAGCGGCTCTGGATCAGTTTGACGACTCAACTAGTCTCGTACGCGGGCAATTTCGCATCGAAAAAGCTGGCGACCCCAGCAAATGGATGCTCTTTAACGTCATCGGCTCTAACGCCAGCGGCACCTATCACCGGGCGGTTCCGGTCGCGCTGGTTGATAGTAGTAGCGCAAGTCCATTTGGCGCAGGGGATCCGCTGCTCCTGTACTTCCAGCGCACGGGCGACAAGGGCGACGCGGGCGCAACAGGCAGCGGCGCTATGGTTCTGCTGAGCCAACAGACGGCGAGCAGCGCCGTGGCGAATATCGATTTCACGTCGGTATTCACGTCGGCTTACGACAAGTACATCATCGACCTGAGCGCAGTTAAGGCGAGTGCGACCGATACATTGTGCATGCGGGTAATTAAATCCGGTACACCAGATTCCGCCAGCGGCGCATATCTAACACCCATCGCGGACGGCGCCACAGGATCAACCGCCAACACGATGTCTCTCACCACCGCTTCAGGATCGGCGGGCTCGTTCGTCATCGACGTCTTAAACGCGAACGACGCGAGCGTCAGCATAAAAGCGGTAAGCATTCGCGGCTCGTGGCAGGCCACGAGCAGCGCGTCCATCTACAGGAACGGCGGGTATGTGTTGGCGGGACCGTTGAACGGCTTCCGCCTGTATTGGAACAGCGGCTCCAACTTTACGCAAGGCACGGTGCGCGTCTACGGCATCAAGAATTCATAAGGGAGGCGGTTTTGACCTATCAAGTCATGGTAGACGGCGAGTTGCGCGCCGCGACGCCGGAAGAAGCGGCGGAAATCGAGGCGAGGCAAACTGAGGCAGCAAAGCCCTCGGTGCCCGCAAAGGTAACTCGCCGTCAAGCCCGTCAGGCCCTCCTACTGGCCAGCCTGCTCGACGACGTACCGACCGCAATCGCTGCGCTCGACGATGGCACGCCAGAGGGCAACCAGAAAATGCGCCTGGCCCAGATCGAGTGGGAAGACTCGCTGGAGTTCGAACGTGCGCGACCGCTCGTGATCGCAATCGGCGCTGCCATCGGCCTCGACGCGGACAAGCTCGACGACCTGTTCATCACTGCGGCGGGGCTGTAGTGCGTGCCGCCTTCTACAGGGGCACGCACGCCGGCCTGCCGGGTATCTACAACCGGCTCGTGCGCTGGTGGACGCGCAGCCCGTATTCGCACGTAGAGCTGATCTTCTTCGATAGCGGGCCGGGAGACGATAGCCAGGCGGCTTCCGCGTCGTACATGGACGGCGGCGTGCGCTTCAAATGGTTCACGTTCGATCCAGCTCTGTGGGACTTCGTCGATCTGCCCGACCATCTGGCCCTGCCGGCGCTGCGCTGGTTCGACGAGCACGAGGGCGATGCGTACGACCTGCTTGGCAACGTCCACTTCGTGCTGTCGGCCGTCGGCGACGACAAGCGGAAGTGGTTCTGCTCGGAAGCCGTCGCGGCCGCGCTCGGCATGCCGGATCCGGCGCGCTTCGATCCTGGGACGCTGCACGCGGCCCTCAGCTTCATCAACCAACCTGCCGCGGCAGGTTTTTTTACGCCCACTGAAAGGGAAACATGAATCAAGTAAGCGCACCCGAAGCGGGAAGCTACGCCGGCGCCGTCGTGGCGATCGTGGCGTCGCTGACCCTGACGCAGTGGGGCATCATCGTCGGCATCTTCACGGCCCTGGCGACGTTCTGCCTCAACGCGTTCTACATGCGCCGGCGCGACCAGCGCGAGGAGCGCGAAACCGAAGCCACGCTGGCGAAACTCGGGGTCAAGCCATGATGGCCGGGGTCAAGGCAAGCTTGCAGCTGGCAGGCAAGTACGTCTGGGCGGTGCTGCTGGTCCTGTACCCGTTTGCCGACCAGATCATCGCCTTCGTCGAGGGATGGATGCCCGCCATGGCCCCGCACCTGGGCGCCAACACGTTCCGCTACATGGGCTTGGCGATCGTCGCGGCAAAGGTCGGGCTGCAGGTGTACCGCGGCTGGCTGCAGGTCGAAGCGCTGCTCACGAAAAAAGCTAAAGGTACGTGACATGGCGAGGGACCAGATCAAGAATCCGCCGCGCCGCGGACTCCTCGCCCTGGTCGGCGCCGCGGCGGCAGCGACGCTGCTTCTGTTCACGCCGGCGCAGGAAGGCCGTGTGCTCAAGACGTACCGCGACATCGGTGGCGTGCTGACGTACTGCGACGGCGCCATCGAGAACGCCCAGGCCGGCAAGACGTACACGTCGGCTGAGTGCGACGCCCAGCTCGACCGCGATCTGGAGCGGCACGCCGCCGGCATCGCGAAGTGCTTGCCAATGGAGCGCCTCACGGACGGCCAGAAGGTCGCCTTCGTCGACGCGGCCTTCAACATTGGCGTTTCGGCGTTCTGCGGCTCGAGCATGGCGCGCCGCGCGAACGCGGGTGACATGGCCGGCGCGTGCGACGCGCTGCTGCTGTGGAACCGAGCGGGCGGGCGCGAGGCGGCGGGCCTGACGCGGCGCCGCGAGCGCGAGCGCGAACTGTGTCGTCGGGGGCTGTCATGAACCGCCTCGAGCAACTGCTGCTGGCCGGCTTGCTCGTGGGCGCGGCGGCCGCTGGTGACCACTTCGGTGCCGCAAGTGTGCAGGCTGCCTGGTACCGGGACAAACTGGCGCGCGACGACGCCGAGAAGCAGGCAGTGCTTGCCGCCGTCGCAAAGAACGAGGCTGCACGTCAGAAGGACCTGGAGGCCGCCCGCGCCACGATCGCCGGATATGAAAGGAAAAGCCATGAAGACCAAGACCGCATTGCTGCTGAGCGTGCTGCTGCTGACCGCCAGCGGTTGCGCATCACAGTCTCCGCCCCCCAGCACGATTGCCTTGCCGGCGGAGGAGAGGCCGCAGGTGCCGGCCGAGCTGATGCAGCCGGAACCGTCGAAACTGTCGAGCTACCAGAAACGGTTGAGCGAGGTCTTCGAGACCTCGCCGAAGACGCGGACCGCGAAGTAGCGCGGCTGCGCGCGAAACTGGAGGGTCTGCAGGAGTGGGTGATCACGCACGGCTTTTATGGCCCAGCGCCGTGATGGAATTCCACGTCATTACGCCCAGCGGTACCCATCTGCTTATGGAAGCGCGAGACGGTCGGGTGGTGGATGTATGGCCGGCGCCTGCGGACTCGCTGCTGGCCGCCGCCGCGCCGGCTCTGCCAGCGTCCGGCAGGTAAGCGCGAACCCGGCGCCGTGGTCGGCGAGGAATGCGGCAGCGGCGCGCACGCCGCCTTCCTTGGCCAAGGCCAGTGCCTGGTCGACGTCGGCAGCGAATTCTATGTTCTGGCGGCTGGTATGCATGTCTCCACGATACCGGTCCTGCCAGCGCGCCGGGCGAGTTCGCTCAAGCGTCGAGCGTCTTCTTAAACAAGCATGCCGTGTTGTTGCGCATATTCGAACAACGCATCGTTCATTCGGGTTTGCCAGCCATCTCCCGTGGCCTTGAAGGCATCGACCACGCGCGCGTCCAGGCGAATACTGGTGGGCACTTTCGTGACTTCTTGAGCCGGGCGGCCGCGTCCGCGCTTGGGCTTCACCTGCGCCCATTCCTCATCGGTGTACGGGCGCGCGTCCGGATCCTGCATAGCCGCCTTCGTGATCGCAACATCCTCGTCAGGGGTGGGGACAACCGTCCCCGGTTTAAGCTTCGGCATATCGTTTCACCTCTCTGGAATTTGCCTTGCGCAGGCTGATGATGCGGCGGACATTCTCACGATCGACATACACTACGTAATACAGACGGACGCCGATATAGCCGATTGCGCACATACGAGCTTCGCCGTAGTTCTGGCGGTCATCGCTCCAAGCCAAGGCTTCGTCCCATTCGAACTCAGCGGCGGCTGCGAGCGAAACACCGTGTTTTTCAGTGTTGGTTGCGTCCTTGACGGTGTCGTAAGTGATGTCCATGTAATTATTGTATATACAGCAAATGGGCAATGCAAGCGTTTTTTTCGTATATACGATAAATTGCTTGGTATACTGTATGAAAATACAGTAAATATCATGACATTTAAGCCACCGCTGACAAAAGAGAAACTTAAGGAGATTCAAGGCCGGAACCTGGACTCGGTCGACGTCCGCGCCCTCTGCTGGGAAGTTGCCCGTCTTCGAGCGTTGCTTCTCCGTGCCGACCAGTTGCAGAGGTCGCTCGGTAACTTGGCCGGCGGCCCGGGTATCGTATTGTCCGCGTTCCGGAACGAGATCAAGGACGAGTCGTGCATCAGGGAATTTCCGCGCATCGGGGAATGAAAAAAGCCACCGCAAGGGTGGCTTCGATCGTCGTTCGTTGGAAAATTCCGTACTTCGTTGGAAATTTCGCTATCCGGAAAATTTAGATTCGTATAAGTCGTTGAATCTAAATGAATTCTTGGGGTGGCTGATGGGACTCGAACCCACGACAACAGGAATCACAATCCCGTTGTCGGTTTCTGAATTATTTCGGAGCGAAGATTACGCGTAGTTCGTCTATAGCGCGTTGTCCATGTCGTCGAACGTAGAATCGGTATTGACCATAGTACACGGCGACGTCATCTGCATAGTTACATCCTAAGCTTATACCATCGCACATTATGGCGTTAGGCATGTAGCCGATGACTCTATTAAAAACAAATGTTCCTTCATTAATATTTCTGGATGGGCTTCGAATATGGCAGATAGCATTTCGCATTTTTGAAATTAAATCGGTAACGTTTTCAATTCCCGAAACTAAATCCACATCATCAGCGAAGGTAAGTGGTTTTCCTAACACGCGTGCGCGTTGAGCTAGGTCGTTGAGGTGGATTAAAAAATATGTGGCGAAGGCAGCCGCTTGCTTCCACGGTACGTCCTGGCGTTGCAGCGCCTCGAGCATTTCTTGGCACGTTTCGATAGCCATTGCCGTATCAAAGTCCTCTGGAGGAGGTGGCGCAGCACGACGCTCAAACGGCACAATATTATCATTCATGCATCACCCCTGAATCGTGTCTTGGTTGCAAAAGATTAACACACATAAATTCTAAGGCAAATGTTCGTTTCCGCAAGTCCCTGTCTACACGTCGTAGACACGGGCTGGAGTGTCTTAAAAATCTCGGTTAGAGCGGAACAAGAAAGTTGGTAAGTCATTGATTTACCGCAATTTGTGCGAAGACTTGAAAACTGCCGACGGGGGAACCCGTTCGTGAGTTCGAATCTCACCGCTTCCGCCAGAACACATCAATAAGCCTTTGAAATGCAATGGCTTTTTCCTTATAGATCCTGTCCTCCGCGCCGTTAAATATTGCGCCACTCACGCCGTCACTTTACAAGTTGCGGAAACGGTTTCCGCAACTCCTTGTTGAGTGTACAATATATGTTCATTAAGGAAACTTCTTGGCGGCAATCCCGCTATCCTCTTGAGCGAAAACATGCCGGACGACCACATCAACCGAACTGAAGCCGTACTTGACCTTCTTGCTGACGCAACGAGCTTGGAAGTAGTTAGCGACTTCTTGCGCAAGAAGGGCTTGCGTCACAGTGCAGGAAGTTGGAAGGACATGCGCGAGAAGCGTCTGCAGGTATACCTGGACGACTTTAGCATTTCTTTAGACGAGCTTGTCCAGCTGGTAAGTTCGGCGGAGGAAAGCGGCGATCAGCACGTCTTCTTATTCCAAGGCAATGCTGATCATGCTGTCCAGATGATGGACCGTGATACGGCTCATGCAAGACTGCGTGCTGCCGGGCTCGAACATTTGATCAACGGACCGGATATGGAGCGCACGCCAGCGACACCTACGATTGTTGAGGTGCGTTGGGAGGCGGCCGAAGTCGATCTGAACATGGTGATCAAGGTCGCCGAGGTCCGGACGAAACGAATTCTTGAGCGTGAGCGCACTATTAATGGGAAGTACGTTAAGATCTACTCTGACAAGAAGGTTCGCGCCGTCAACGTAGCGAAGTTGCACCGGAGCGGTCTCCTTGAATTGCGTATTCAGTCACACGACAATTCTAACAAGTACGATGGTGACCTGACTCGTTTCATGCGGATTATCAACTCTTTTATCCCGAGTGCGCGCTTTACTGAGATTTCGCTGTCAAAGGCGAAAGACACGATGTGGGCAAAGCGTGAAGAACTCCGAGAGTTGATCAGATACACCGATGCGTCGGTAATTGACGAGCAAGGTAATCGTATTCAGGCAGCGACGGGATCGGATCAGAGTAACCTTTCGGACAGTGCTGCAGGTAAAAGCGTGGACTTTGTGTTGAAAGAAGATGCAAACGCTTATTGTTCGGACTCCAATATCTGGTTTTTGAAATCTGATAAATTGCCGAATCAGGTCCATGTGCTGTTAAACGGTGCTTCGAATGAATTTGCAATCCCAAGAAAGTGTTCGGCAGCGGATTACAACTATGTCCTCTCCCAAATTCGACACTTTAATCGATGAGTTCCCAGAAGAGATAGATGCTGTTAAGCGTCTGCTTGAACTCGTTCGCGATGGGCAAGAGCGCCCTGGGCGGAAGGAGTATCGGGCAAACCGTCTCTATGATGTGTTACAGCCATCGAACTATAGAGTGCTCGTACAAATGCTCAGCAGCGCCACCGAAAAGGGGCTGCTGAAGCGTTCCTTCCGCGTTCTATCCGGTAACGGTACTGGAATTGGGGACTTCGACTCTGTCTCGGATATTCCACCTGAACTGTATGACAGCCGTATTGGCCGGAATATCGAAGTCTCGTTGGACGACGTCGAGTTGATCTTTGTGATCAAACCGTAGTAGGTCAGTACAGCGCATGAAGTCATCAAGTTTGCGAGAGCTGCAGCAACGTCTGCAGACGTTCGGCGATCCCATCGAGCGCCGTATTGCCGAAGAGTCGTTCTTTTTCGCTGCAGCAGAGTTGCCGCAGCGTAAGCATGTCGTGGTTCTTCTGCATGGAATGAACACGAATGCTGAATGGCAAGAGGCGATGGCTGAGGCTATTCGGAACTCATCACATATCGAGCCGCTTGTTGTGGGATACGGCAACTTCAATCCGGTAAAATTTTTTATCCCTTATGTATTTCGGCGAGGCAGGATCGCTAAAGTTATAACGGATCTCAGAAGTATCCGCAAGCGTCATCCAGAAGCTGATATTTCAATCGTTGCTCACAGTTTCGGAACTTATATCGTATCGAAAATTCTAAGTGCGTGTTCTGATATCAAGTTTCATCGAATTCTACTATGTGGCGCTATTGTTAATACGGACTACGATTGGGACGCCGTGTCCAGTCAATTCAAAGATCCAGTGGTTAACGATATTGGTCGAAAAGACATTTGGCCGAGCATGGCGAAATCTTGGTCTTGGGGCTTTGGCGACAGCGGCTGTATTGGATTTCAAAACAGCCTAGTACGTGACCGCCATTTTACGTTTGGGCACAGCGATTTTTTGAACGAAAAGCACATGCGGAAGTATTGGTTGCCGTATTTGCTTGACGGGCGAGTTGTACCTTCACGTTACACAACTCTTCGTAAAACTATGGGAATGAAAGAACGCGCGCTGCGCGCGTTCTCTTGGAAGTACCTGTTTTTGGTCGCCCTTTTCCTTTGGGCAATTTACCGATGGGTTATACCTTTCGCTCTTTCGGGATTAGCCAATTTCACGTCTTTAATTTCCGGGTGGTGGCACACTATTTGGTAGGTTTAACGACCTCGCCAACCCTGCGGTAGACCTTCTGCGTGATTTGCTTGTCGGTGTGCCCCAGCAGCTTGCTCGCGTCTTCTAGGCTCGTAATTTCGCTCGCCGCCTTCGGTCGAATGTCTCGGAACTGGAACGCTTTGATGCGAGCGGCCAACTCGGCCTTGCCTGTCTTCTTGGCCTCATCCGCCGCCGCCGTGCGCGCGGCCTCAAACCTGCCGCGCAGCATCTTCATCGTGAGCGGCTGGCCACCCTCGGTGCAGACCAGTTCACCGCTCATCGACTGAACTGACCGGCCCTGCAAACGCTCCACGCACGCGCCCAGCTCCGTGAGCAGGTCGTCGATCTTGAGCCGGATCCGCAGTGCGTGACGCGTCTTATTCTGCCGCACGTGCAACTCGTCGTTGCGGATGTCGTTCCGGTTCATCTTCAGCACGTCCGCCGGCCGCTGCCCCGACAGATAGCTCAGGTCCATCGCATCGCGCAGTGCGTCGCTCCCGGCCTTGTAGACCGCGTCCCACACGTCCGCTTCCGCGTAATAGTCGCGCGGCGTTTCCTTGTTCTTGCGCACGCCGCGGCACGGGTTATCCCGCTGCGTAAATCCCCATTCCCGTGCCATGTTGAAGACGTGCGAGAGCAGGGCGATTTCGCGGTTTGCCCGGACTGGCGCCGACCTGGCGTCGCGGTAGCGGGCGATGTCCTGCGGCCGGATCGCATCGATCGGCGCGCTGTCGAACACCGGGCGCAGCTGCACTAAGCAGAGCATGTTCTCGCGCTGCGTCGACGGCTTTTTCTTCGGCAGGATGTCGCGCACGTACTGATCGAAGGCGTACTTCATCAGCGACGCGTCCGGGGGCGCCTCAACGCACTCCAGCTCAGCCCATTTCCTTTTCGCCGCGGCCAAGTCGGTGCCGAGCGAGATCTCGACGCGTTTGCCGTCCGGATCCCGGCCGTTGTAGTAGTACCCAGTCCACGTCTTTCCTGACTTGAGCGTTCTCGTCCGCGCGAGCATGCGCGGCGGCAGCTTTCTGCCGCTGGTTTTCGGTCGCATTTCTTACCTGTTATCGAACCTTGGAAAAATCGGGTTGCCATCCAGTTGCCTCGGGCGCGGCCAGCAGGGCAGGGTTGATCCCGGCCAGCTTCAGGCGCGCATACAGGCGGCCGACCTTCGGCTCGCCGGCGCGGTTCCGGATGAATACCCATCCATTCTGCGATAGCCAGTCGATCTGGTCCGCCTTGCGGCTGCATCCCGAGATTTCTTTGACCTCGTCTTCGCTCAGCGTTTCCGACGGCAGGGGCAGTTCAAACATTGCGCTCATCATTTTCTCCTTGCGTGTCGTGAGATGCCGCCTTGGCTGCGCGGTCTTCGCTGTAGCACGTGATGTCGCGGTGGTTGTTGGTGATCGAGTACAGACGCCCGTCGACAAGCTTGGCGCACTGCTTGATCCAGGATTCGCCGGCGAGGAACTTGCTCATGATGAAGTAGACGTTCTTCGACTTCGACAGAATTATTTCTTCGCGCGCGGTGCCGGCTTCCAGCACGTCCTTGACCTCTACCGGCGCGATGAATTCGTTGCTGCGCTTGACCAAAAGGACGTCGCCCGTGCTGATCTGGCCGTATCCGGTGATTGGGATCAGGTTCATTTCACCTCCTGCGTCTTGCCTTGGGATGCGGACATGGCGGCGCGCACGGATTGCTGGCCTTCGTCGTATGCCTGTTTCACCAGCGCGTGCAGGCGGTCAGGTTCACGGTGTGCGAATACCAGCATCGACTTGCGCACGTCCGTTTCTATGGATGTCCACCACGCGAAATAGTCCCGCGCATCGCCTGCATGCGCTGGAGCGGCGTCCTTGGCCTGTTCAAGCAAGCCTTCGAGGTCCTGAATGCGGTCTGCTGCGAGGCTGTACTCGAATGCCGGAATCTCTCCGGCGATCTTGCCTGCAGCGAGGTCGCGCAACCGTTTCGCCGTGCCAGTGGCTTGAGCGGGCAGCGGTGCGCGGGCGAGCGGATCGGCAATCGTAGTGCGCACGTCCCGCAGGCGCTGCAGCGCGACCACGGCGGCCTCGGCCTGGGCGCGCGCATCGTCGAGCGCGTTGTGGTGCGTGCCGTGCGCGCGGTCGACACGCACGTCGGCCAGCTCGTACAGCGTGCGGGTGTCGCGCACGTTCCAGAATTTCCACGGCGGCGTCATGCCGCAGATACTGTACGCGGCCTCAAGCAGCGGTGTGTCGAAGTTCGCGCCCTGGCACCACGGCCGCTCGGCGCCGACGGTGGTAATCCATTCAGCGAAGCGAAGCAGTACGACGAGGAGTGGTTCGGCATCGTCACGGAACGCGGCCGCGCGCGCGGCGTCGCTCTGCTTCATCCACCACGCGATGGTGCCGGGATCGATCGTCAGGCCGGCCGCCGTGCACGACGCGAGCGAGATCGGCGCGTAGAACTCCTTGCCCAGGCCAGCCGGGCCGAACATCACGGCCCCGATGCTCAGGATCGCGGAGCCGGGCGTCGTCCCTGCGGTCTCGGTGTCGATCATGACGTCGGTCAACTGCGCGTCAACGGGCGCTGGCTCCGTCCAGGTCAGCTCGCGGTCGGGATGCACGTCGTCCTTGCGGCGCGGGGCGTGGTTGGTATCGTTCGTCATCTTGTTCCTTGCCGGGTATGTGGTTTTCTCATCAAAGCTTGGGTTTGCCGTAGTCGCTCTTCGGCGCGCTGGCACAGCTGCTGCAGCTGGAGGTCGATGCGCATGATCGCAACCTGCTCGAACAGGCCCCGAGCCATCTGCTCGTCGCTGCCGAAGAGGGCGCGCGCCTGTTCGAACGTGGCTGTCATGCGGCGATCTGGCGGTGGATCGGGATCGGTCGCATGGTCTGCATGAGCGCCATGATGGCCGCCAGCTCGGCCATGTCGACATCGCTTGCGCCGGCGTCGTCATCGTTCGACGCGACGCCTAGGTCGTTCGAATGGATGAAAGCAGAGAACACGCGCTCGGTCGCCTTATCGAGCTCCTTGCGCAGCGCAGCGCGGTAGGACGTATAACGCACGTCGACCTCTGCGAACTGCAGCGCCGTCAGCTCGGCGAACAGAATCTTTTTGCCGCGGCGGCGCCACAAGTCCGGCGTTCTCGTCCCCAGCACGAACGCGACGATCTGGGCTAGTAGGCGGCGCTCGTATTCCGTCGCGTATTTGAACTCGCGGCGCGTCACGGGCTGAGCCTCGCTTTCCAAGTCGGCGACGGTCATGCTGTACTTGGCCAGCAACTTCTGGAGCATGGCCTCCGCCGTTGCCTTCTCGCCGCCGACGCCGCGGCGGGCGAGAGCCAGGATTTTCTTCATGCGTTCGATGGGCGTGCTCACGCTGCAATCCTTTCATCGGCCTGGCGGACGGGCGGTGCCGGCAGCGGCATCCAGTGCGTCACGCGCTCCACCGTGATCGGCATCGCGTCGACGTAGCGCCACACGTTTCCGTCGCGGTAGCCGGGCCACACCTCGTCGTCGTTCAACGCGATGAGCACGAGGGTGTCGTCGTCCGGCAGTGCCGCGGCGACGTCGGTCCATGCGAGAGTGATCATGAATTCTCCTGGGTGTCGTTGGCCTGTAGCTTCTTGAAGTCCGGCAGGGCGCGGCGCTGCATGTGCCGGCGGGCGACCGCCTTCAGTACTACCTGAAGGGTCGGGTTCTGGAGCATGTCGTCGAGCGAGGCGGTCACGCGCAGCATGCGGTGCGCGATCTCAAGCGCTGCGCGGTCGGGTTCGGCGCGGGACATGTCAGGCCCCGTCGGCGGCCGGGCGCGGCCCATCGATGCCCAGCACGCGGCTGAGGGCGGATTCGATCGCAGCATCGCCGTGTGCGGTCATCAGGCCGCACAGGCGGGCGGCGAACATGCGCGCGCGCTCGTTCAGGTCTTCGGGGCAGTCGCGCATGGCGCCGTCGGCGGAGCGCAGCAAGACGTCGCGGATCTGCTTAGCGGTCGCCATGGCCAGCCTCCTCGTGCTGTCGCCAGATCATCCGGCCCTCGTCGCTGCCGGCGAAGAACGCGTCTGCCTCGGCGGTGCCGAGCGTGTACGGGCAGCGGAACGGAGCACCCAGCACGCGGTTCGCGAGCAGCTCGCGCACGCCCAGCTTGTATGCGTCGCTGCGCGGATCGCGCGGCCTGTCGAACGCGGCTTTCATCAGCCGCTCGATCAGTGGCAGACCCTCGGTGAAGGACATGGATTGCGGGGTCTTTGCCATCAGCGCGCTCCCGCGACGACGGTAATGCCGCACGGCTGGTCGCCCAGCAGCTGGGCCGTCAACATGGCCGCCTCGCTGCTCGAGCGGGCGAGGGCGCTGAACGTCAGGCAGGTGGTGGCCGTGCGCGCCGTGATGAGGTAGGGGCGCATGGTCAGATGCTTCCCAGCTGGAACAGCACGATGGCGACAATGATCACGGCGGCCGCGAAGGTGATGCCGTCTACGATCAGGTCGTGCTGGGTATAGCGGGTGTGGGTGGGGCGGGCTTCCATCTGCTCTCCTTGTGCCCTGCTGGGCTCGGTTGCGATGGAAGAACTATACGATTGCGTATCGACAAAGTCAATGCGTAAACGTATAGTTTGTTGTGTCGATGCGTGTCCGTATCGTAGGCGCGCGTCCGTCGATACAAAAAAGCCCGCGTATCGCGGGCTAAGATGCCGAGAGGTGGACGGCTAAGCGCAGAGCTCTTTCCACCTTGTTTCGAAGAAGCTCTTCCGCGCCATGTCGGCACGTTCGGACTCTGATGGAACAGGTAGGTCAGGAAACTCGGCTCTTGCTTTTACGAAACGTTTGGCGATAGCGGTCTCCTCGTCGAGCATTTGCATTATGTCGACGTGCGACGAAGGGCCGAGGTGCCCCACGTCTTCAATATAGCTCGCTTGTGGTCCGGCAGCGATATAGCGTTTGAAACCCACGTAACCACCCATCGAGTTTTTGGAATTTACCTCTCCGCACAATACTCCGCTTTTCGTTATCTTTTCGTTGCGGAACTCAGCGCTCGTCGGGTCCTTTAGGAAGGCCACCATCGGCTCACGCGCTCTTGGGATGGCTACCCATTCTTCATATTTCCATAAATATGCAGCAGCGCAGAATGCTCCGACAATTAATAAGCCAAAGATAAGTGATTGAAAATTTTTCATTGTGTCCCGGTAAGGTGACGAGGCGTTGAATATTCTTAGGGTTTGCCCGTCGTAGTTAAGAGTTCAAAACGGTATTTCAGGCTCGTCCGGCAAAGTGAATTCACGCCATTGAAGATCATCGTCGATTAATAAGTTTTCGGGACACGGGAACCCATGACTATGAAAGCGCGCCTCGCGATCCCACGCTACAAGGACTACAGGGCTCATGAAATGAATTTCAAGTCGGGCAAGAAGTTCGCTCGCCGCAGGTTCAACCAGTTGGCTTTCATCTACCTGGATAGCAACGATAGGCCGCGCCATTGGAATAATTGCATTGAACAAGTTATGCCTCTTGCACGTGGCGTCGTTCGTGTGGCAAGGTCATCCAATCTATGTCACTCGTCCCCAGCAACTCATAGAGATAGGGCATCGGGTCAAATTCGGCATAGGCTCTTGCCCCAGCGAGCGCAGCCTCGTCCTGCGCTACCAACATTACCGGAAGCGACAACTCATTCTCTAGAAGTTGAATTAGCGGACTCGCGCTGGATCCGCTTAAATGTTTTCTTTCGACTAAGACCGCAGCGACACGTGTTTCTCTGACGCGAACAATTGAATATTGAATCACAGAGCCTCGCTGTACTTCAATACTGCTTCTCCGACGATAATGCACTCGCTATTTCTACACTGCCGCCTGTAGTATTGTGGGTCCTGATTGTCCGATGTCAGCCACCATTGTCCAGCATCCCGGGTGAGACGTTTTATAACCGCCTCACCTTCGAAATTAACAGCGAAAATTTTTGAGTCTTTTGGTTCCGTCTGACCTGTATTAATCAAGACCCAATCATCTTCAAAAAGCGTTCTCTCCATACTGCGGCCGCCAACTCGTACCCAGAAAAGCTTTAAGGGGTCATAACCATGCCGCTCAACCCAAGGTCGAGAAACGGTCATGGTCGCGCCATCAAATAACTCGGGGTCGGTCTTGAAGCCGGAAATACCTGCAGCGACGCGGAGTCGTACCTTTGGTACTTGAACCAACTCGGGATCGCCGTTGTCTGTAACTCTCGCCGGTTTATATTGCTTCGTCTGCGCAATTGTTACCTGCCCATCATTGGTAGTTGTAACGAAATCGTAACTACGCAACTCTTCAACCGATACCCCGAAGTGCTCAGCGAGCGGCTGGAGAGTTTTCGTCCTGGGGTCGTTACTCTCGCCCGTCAAGATGCGGTGAATAGTAGGCTGTGGCACGCCTGTGGCGCGCTGCAGCTCGTATGGGCTGGTCTTTTTCTGCTTGATCAGCCAATCGAGATTTTTCCGAAGCAAAGATTCATCCTTGGTCATCCTGACAATATGCGTTAACGCATACTCTCTTCGCAACACATTATACGTTTGCGCATTGACACCAATGCGTTTTCGTATAGAATGATCGAAAACAACTTCCATTTCACGATCATGCCTATTCGTACAGCTCAGCAGGCCGCCCAGTTCCTTATCTCGTCCAGCTTCTCCCAAGCTGCGATAGCGAAACGTATCGATGTGAGTCAAGCGACGATCAGCCGCATCCTGTCCGGCGACCTTAAAGACCCGGCCGGGTCGATCTTGATCAAGTTGAACGAATTTGCGGATGAGGTTGCTGGGCTTGCAAGCGGCGAGTGCTGAACGACCGGAGCTGTTGCCTTCGCTCGTCGGAAAAATTGCCTCTTGGATATTTCCTTTTGGCAGTTCATCTGACCGGTTTTCGGGGCGACGAGAGGGCAATTTTTTCATGCCTTATTGTCGTCCGTGAAATATTCCAACGCAGCATTTTTTATCAAGTCTTTCGCATGAACCACCTCGACGCCTTCTATCAAACCGTGCATACCGCCCCTGGCGGATGCGATGCGCTCGCGCCGCGCATGGGCATGTCGGCCGCAATCCTGCGGAACAAGGCCAACCCAAACAGCACTACCAACAAACCGACGCTGGACGAGGCTGACCGTCTTATGGGGATCACCGGTGACTACCGTGTACTGCATGCACTGGCTCAGAACCACGGCTTCGTCTGCACGAAGATCGATGAGCAGCCCCCTTCCGATATGGCTGTGTTAGAGGCCGTTACCGATATCTGGCAAAACCTGGGCGGCCTGGGCGCCGAGGTCCACAAGGCGCTCGCCGACGGCCGCATCGAGGCTCACGAGGTCAAGGCCATCGAGGATGCCGCCTTCACGATGTTCCGCCCGGTCATGCAGTTGCTGGCCCGCGTGAACGGGATGGCCGAGAAATGACGGCCCGTCGAAGCCATTCGTCCTGCGCTGGCCTGGCCGGCCGGATCGAAGAGGCACTGCGGCGCAAGCCCAGCACGGTGCAGCAGCTGTGCGACGACCTCGGGTTCAGCCACGCCGCGATCCGCATCCGGCTCGACGACCTTTTGTTGTCCGGCCGCGTGCACTACGTCGAGACAGTGACCAATGGCGGCAAGGGGCTGGCCTACGTGTGGCACGTCGGTCCCGCGTCCGACGAACAGCTGGAGGACATTCAGCGCAAGCAGGCCGCGCGCGCCGCAGTCTTGGACCGTGGCCCGATCGGGATCCCGTTCCAGGTGACGACGCGCGCCTACGTGCCGACGGGCCGCCGCGACCCGCTGGTCGCCGCGCTGTTCGGCGCCGGGCCGGGAAGGAAGCCGTCATGAACGCCGCCAGCCTGGGCCCGATGTGGGAGGGCCACAACGCCAAGCCGATCGACCCGGCCGCCACGCGCTTCAAGGCCGCGCCGGCGCTCGTGCTCGATGAGTGCGACGGCTGCATGTTCTGCGGCCAGCGCTCGGCCGTGTGCCGCCAGGTTGAAGCGATCGCCGCGGCCAACAACATCATCGACTGCGACGGCCGGCTTCCCGACGGCAGTTCCGTCATCTACGTCGTCGACAAGAGCGATCCCCGCCAGATGGATCTGCTGCAAGGAGTGAAGTAATGGCAAATCCCTGGTTCCGCATGTACGCGGAGTTTGCGCACGACCCGAAGGTGCAGATGATGCCCGAGGCAATGCAGCGCCGGTACATCATGCTCATGTGTATGCGTTGCAGTAACGCCCTTGTAACGTTACAGGATGAAGAAATCGCGTTTCATCTCCGTATCAACGCGGCCGAGCTGGCCGAAACGAAGGCGCTTTTCGTCGCCAAAGGCTTCATCGACGACGCCTGGAATCTGCTGAACTGGGAAAAGCGCCAGTTCGCGTCTGACAGCAGCGCCCAGAGGGTGGCGAAGCATCGTGCGGCCAAGAAAGCGGCGGCAAAAGAGGCGAGTAACGACGGTGTAACGTTACAGCAACGGGAAAGTAACGCCCTAGATACAGATACAGATACAGATACAGATACAGAAGAAGAACTACATACGCCGCCTGACGGCGCCGGCGATGTGCAGCGCTGCCCGGTGGGCACGTTGGTGAACCTGTACCACGAGCTGATGCCGCACAACCCCCGTCTGCGCGTCCTCAACGACACCCGCAAGCGCCTGATCCGTGCGCGCTGGAAGGAAGCGGCCGCGCTCGATTGCGAGCCATTCGGCTACGCGACGCGCGCTGCTGGCATCGAAGCATGGCGGACGTTCTTCGCCGTGTGCGCCGAATCGAAATTCCTCACGGGCCGCGCGCCATCCGCCGGTGGCAAGCCACCGTTCATGGCCGACATCGACTTCCTCTTCTCCGCGAGCGGCTTCGCGAAGACCCTCGAAAACAAGTACCACCGGGACGCAGCATGACCGACCTGACGCACGACGACCATTCCGTATCGATCCGCGCCGAGCAGCACGTCCTGGGCGCGCTCCTCGTCGACAACGACGCCCTCGACCGCATCGGCGACTTGGACGGCGCCCACTTCTACCGCCACGACCATCGACTGGTCTTCGACGAGATCCGGCGCCAGGTGATGGCCGGGCAGCGCAGCGACCCGATGACCCTGATGTCGGCGCTGCAGGGCAAGGTCGAGAACTGCCTGCAGTACCTGGGCAAGCTGCGCGCCTCGGCCGTCAGCGCCGTGAACATCCGCCGGCATGCCGAGATCATCATCGACAAGGCGGCGAAGCGCGCGCTGCACGCCCTGAGCATCGAGATGGGCGAGATGGCCGCGTCGGCGGCGCCGGCAAACGTGTGCGTCGACCTGGTGGCGTCGAAGCTGGAAGGCTTGGCCCAGACGCGGGCCGCGCAGGAACCGGAGCGTCTCAGCGAGATGATGACCGATTACGCGGATCTGCTCGAGCAGCGCATGAGCGGGATCGTTCGCCCGGTGCAGACCGGCTATCGAGACCTCGACGAGCAGCTGGACGGCGGTCTGGAGCGCGGCACCTTGACCGTCGCCGCCGGTCGGCCCGGCATGGGCAAGACGGCGTTCGGCCTGGGTGTCTCGCGCAACGTCGCGGTCGACGGCGTGGCTATGTTTTATTCGATGGAGATGTCGCGGATGCAGGTTATGGATCGCAACGTGTCCGCGCTCGGCCGCATTCCGCTCGCGTGGCTGCGCAAGCCCGGCGACAGTCAGGCCACCAACAGCGCGGACCACCAGTACTGGGACGCGATCAGCCATGCATTCCGCAAGGCGCAGGAGATGAACCTCGTCATCGATGCACAGCCGGGCCTCAACACGCTCGAGATCCGGGCGAAGGCGCGCAAGACGAAGCGGCAGATGGGCGCGCTCGACCTGATCGTGATCGACCAGCTCAGCTTCATCACCGGCGGCCAGTCCGAGAAATCGTATGAGGTCGTGGGCGAGCACACGCGCGCGCTGGTCGCGCTGGCCAAGGAACTCGACTGCGCCGTGATCCTGCTGTGTCAGCTGAACCGCGAGTGTGAGAAGCGCCCGAACAAGCGCCCGATCATGGCCGATCTCGCCCTCTCTGGCAGCATCGAGCAGGACGCCGCGAACATCCTGTTCCTGTACCGGGACGAGGTGTACAACGACGACACGCCCGACAAGGGCATCTGCGAGGTGAACTGCGAAAAGCTGCGGCAGGGCCGGCCGGGTGTCGTCGGCCTGCAGTACATCGGCGCGCAGACCCGATTCGAGGACGTGACCGAGCGCTGGTATCCGCAGCGTGCCGCGCCGGCGGGCCCGGCGCCGCGGGTGGGCGGGTTCGGCGCCGCCCGCCGCGCGGGAGCTGCAGCGTGAGTGCGTCCGTCTTCAAGAAGGGCCGTGTTTACCACTTCCGCTTCCAGGTGGCGGGCCGGCGCGTGCAGCGCAGCACCGGCATGACGAACAAGGTCGCGGCCGAAGCCGTCGCCCGGCGCGAGCACGACGCCGCGGTGGTGCGCGCCAACGGCGGCCAGCCGGTACCGACGCTGGACCAGCTGGCACACGACTGGATCGCCGTGCACCGGCCGGTGGCGAGCGGCGCGCACATCGCCAGCGTCGAGAAGTTCCGCCGGCTGCACACGTACGGCCTGGGTGACAAGCGCATCGGAGACGTCACGACGGACGATGTCGAGCGCGCGCGCAACGAGCACCTGAATGGACGGGCGCCGTCGACGGCCAATCACTGGCTCCGGATCCTCAAGCTGCTCACGCTGTGGGCCGTGAAGCGCAAGATCCTGGCGGCGTCGCCGTGGCGCGTGCCCATGCTCAAGGTGCAGAAGAAGCCGCGCCCGTTCCTGCCCGTAGACGTCGCCCGGACGTTCTTCGACGCCATCGACGCCGCGACGGCGCGCGCGTCAGCGAAGGCTACGGCCGTGCGGCTGATGTTCGGGCTGGGCCTGCGCGAGGGTGAGACGCTGACAGCGCGCTGGGAGTGGTTCGACTGGGAGCGTTCGACGTACACGCCCGGCATCACGAAGGGCAGGGAGGCGGAGCCGGTACCGATGCCGCGCTGGCTGCGCGACTACCTCACGCCGCTGCGCCAGGTGGAAGGGCTCGTGGTCACGAAGGCAAACGGCCAGTCGTACGGCGCCGGCTTCACGCGCCAGGTACTGGGCAAGGCCAACGCCGCATGTGCGATCAAGGGCATCACGCCGCACCGTCTGCGCGGCACGTTCGCCACGCTGCTGTCGGAAGAGGGCGTGCCGATCCAGACCATCCAGAAGGTGATGCGCCACAAGAGCCACCTGACGACGATGGGCTACCTGGAGAAGAACCTCGACACGGCCGTGCGCGCTGCCGACGTGATCGGCGAAAAGACGGGATTGAGTGGCGCAAAAGTGGCGCGCATCGCGGCATAACGCCCGTAAATCCAAGCAGTGCAGATTATCTACAGTCATCGGATATTGGCCCAGCCGGGCTCCAAAACGAAGGGAGAAAGCATGCAAGCAGCACCGAAAGAACGACCAATCCTCTTCAGCGGCGCCATGGTGCGCGCGCTGCTCGACGGCACGAAGACGCAGACGCGGCGCGTGGTGAAGATGCCGCCCAGCTGGGACTGCGTCGTGTACGCAGACTGGGGTAATGGATGGTGGCCGTACCGTAGCGATGACGGCGAGAGCCCGAACTACGACAACAACGAGATCCCGCTGAACTGCCCCTACGGCAAGCCCGGCGACCGCCTGTGGGTGCGCGAGACGTGGCACCCTGACCCGGAAGACGACGGCACCTGGGCATACACTCAGTGGGCCGGTTGCAAGGGATCGCCGCTATCGGACATTCCGCGCAAGTTCCAGAAGCCCGAGCACTGCATCTACCGCGAGGGCTGGGACAGCGTGGATCTCGTGTGGCGCCCCAGCATCCACATGCCGCGCTGGGCCAGCCGCATCCTGCTGGAGATCACCAGCGTGCGCGTTGAGCGGCTGCAGGAGATCAGCGAGGCCGACGCGATCGCCGAAGGCATTGAGAGACATCCTGAACATCCGACGTTGTGGCGACGTGGCCCACTGCACGGCGATCAAAACACCGTGTCCGTTACGAACTTCCCGCGCCTTGCATACCGTTCGATCTGGGAGCGGATTAACGGGCACGAGAGCTGGACCGGCAACCCGTGGGTTTGGGTCGTTGAGTTTAAGCGCATGCCGCCGGAGCGGCCCTGATGCGCGGGCCGAACCCGGACTTCATCTGCGGCTTCTGCGAGCACTTCACGATGAAGGACGCGGAGCCGCAGTACGCCGAGCTGGGCCTCGGCCGCTGTCATGGTTTCGACAACGCGGACAACGCCCCGGTGCGGTACGTCCCGTGGGACGAGCGGTGCGTTTTGTTCCGCCGCGACGTCGCGAGTTGGCAGGCTCGCAAGCGCTTCGTCGAGCAGCAGCGCGAACTGAAGGAGGCCAGTACGCAACAGGGCGAAAACGGTATAAAAAATTCAGAGTGACAGACGGAAATTTCCTGTTGGCACAGGCTAAAATTTGACCTGTTGCTCAACAGGAGAAAGTCCATGTCCACCATCGCGATCCCCGGCATTTTTGCTACCTCGAACATCCGCCGTGTGCGTCGTGAAGAGGTGGCGAAACCCGCCTTCCAGAAGCCTGATCCGTATGCCATGTTGATGGCGTGCTGGGTCGACTACATGCGCACCGACGACCGCGACCTGGGCGTCGGCGGCATGAAGTTGGCCAGCGATGCCGAACCGGATGTGAACGTGCACGACGCGCAGCGAGCCGCCGACATGAAGATGGGCGAGGCCGTCAACGCAATGGTCGACAGCCTGACCGTCCTGCAGCGCGCGGCGATCTACCGCAGCCAAGGCATGGCCACTGCGTGGCGATTCGTAAGTTCGAACTACGAGGGGGTGCTGCTCCAGGCGCGCGAGGATCTGGAAGAGAAGTTGAAAAAGAATCTTGCAACGCGAATTTATTTCTTGTAGAGTTCGGTCACTGGGCGGTTTCGCACGTCCAGAGAAAAGTAAAGCCCGCTACTGCAGTGGGCTTTTTCTTTTTGAGCCGTCGTTTTCTACGGGCTCTTAGGGATGCGATGGAGTCAGATATACGACCTGATCCGCGGAGAAGTAATACGGATTCGATCCCTCAAGCAGGAAGGTTCCGCCGCCCAGGTCCAGCAACGTACCCTTGCGGCTTTCGTTATTCGTGAACGTCACCAGCCATTTGGTCTGCGGGGACGTTTGATAATTGATGGTGCCGTTGGTGATTGCGGTTGATACGACATTAGTCATTGCTTCCCTCCAAGAAAAATTATCAATATACCAGCTTCGACTGTAGTTGACTCTGTCGAGGTTGAAATCGATCTGGCATCGGCCAGACAGACGAGCGCAGCCCCAGGCGCGCCACGTCGCCGGACGCTGTAACCGGCACCGAATTCCCGTGTCTCCTGCTCGAGGTCGTTGCCAACCGCTCCGAGCATTCGCCCGCCTCGTGCGGGCTTTTTTATTCCCCTTCCGTGTGAGGTCCAGATGTCCACCGAGAACAAACGAAAGCCGCGCCGCGCTGCCGGCGCTGGCCTGACCGCTCGCCAAGCGCGCGCCGCCTCGACGTCGGCCGAAACTCTGGCCCTCATCCTGGCCGAGCTGCAGCAGCTGCGAATGGAGTTGAAATCGCGCGATGCTTTCTACGAATCGTCCGGTGTTCCTGTACGGCTGCTCGCCGACGAGATCGAACTGTGAGCGTCGAGGCTGAGTTGTACTGGATGCGCTTCATGGCGCAGGTGCGTCGCGAGGACGCCATCATCGATCGAATGCGAGCTGTCCAATGCCAGACCTGAACCTGATCTACCGCGACCAGATGGTCCGCGCCGTGGTCGGCACGCGCCCGGCCATTCTGGCGAAGGAGGCGGACACCGCTGCGCTCGATCGCTTTTGTCAGCGTCTGGCGGATGCCGAGGAGGCCATCCAGCTATTGTGCGCGAAGGGTTACGGCTTTCCGAGTCAATCCCTCGCCGATCTGGTGCGCGCTGTACCGGACAGGCGTCGGAAGTGAAAATCACGACGTTGAAGCCGCGCCTACAGGCTGTCGGCTCGCGACTTGCCGTGCTGACGCCGCAGCGCGAGAACGCCGTTCCGCGCAAGCGCGGTTGGGCCGGCGTGCAGGATCGCAACCGGATCCGGGCGCGCGACTGCGGCCTGTGCCAGGAGTGCAAGCGGCAGGGACGCGTCGCCGTCGGCTCGGCGGTCGATCACATCGTGCCGCTCTGGAAAGGTGGCAGTGACGACGACGCGAACAAGGAACTGCTCTGCCAGCCCTGCCACGACGCGAAGACGGCCCGCGAGGCCGCCGAACGCGCCCGCGGTTGATGGGGGGGGCGGGTCGAAAGTCTGGGGCTTTTGGCCTCCGACAC